CGGGCGATGTGATTTCCATCGCTGGCGTGAACGAAGTCGACCCCGAGACGAAAGCGTCCTTGGGCCGACCCAAGCAATTCGTTGTGACTGCGACCATCAGCGATACCGCGGGTGCGATCTCGATTCCGATTGCTCCTGGCATCATCACTGGTGGTGCATACCAGAACGTGGATAACGTTCCGGGCTCGGGCGCTGCTATCAGTGTCTTCGGCCAGAGCGGCGCTGCCGCGATTGCCGCGCTCAACGGCGCGTTGATCAAGCAGTCTCTCGGCTGGTACCGGGACGCGATTGTGTTTGCGAACCCCCCGATGCTCGACCTCAGCCCCCTCGTCAAGATGACGGCTGCGGAAGCGTTCGAAGGGTACAACATTCGCTTCGCGCAACAGTGGGATCCGTCTAACGACGTGCTCCCGGCTCGTCTCGACTCGATTGTCGGCGCCGTGCTCGCTTATCCCGAGCTGGCTGTCCGAAACATCGAAGTCGCGTCGGCTGCTTAATCCGTAACCATCTAAAGGAAAACTGAAAATGGCTAACATTCAAGTTGGATATGGGCACGGTGACGTGGTTGGCGTTCCGTTCGATTTCTATGGTGGAGCGACCCTGGTAACGGGTTCGACGATCACCATGCAGACGAACCAGCTGCTTCTGAGCAATACGACTGGCGGTGCAATTTCCGTCACAGTGAACCTTCCGCTGAATCCAGTGGACGGTTGCTGCGCTGAAATCAGCAACGTATCGCCGGCTGTGGCTGATGTGATCACGTTGACCGCAGTCAACGCGAACACTGGCGACGTGATCGCAGCGTCGGGTCTCGGTGTCCCGGCGTCTATCACCGTAGTGGCTTCCACCACGGGCGGTAGCGCGATTGCAACCATCAAGTACAAGTACACCCTGAACGGCTTCCAGCCGGCCTCAGGAGCGGCAGTGAACCCGCGTACTTGGTTCCGCGTGCAATAAAAAGAAACAGCGCCCACTGCCCTCACCCAGTAGGGCGCCTGTGGTGAACGTCCACCAGTTTTAAGTAGACGTGACAGCCGGAGAGTACGGCACTGAATTTTTACGAGAGGCGCCGTGGCTCAGACCAATCAGCAGATAATCACCGAGTCTTTTCAGATTCTTGGCGTCGTACGCGAGGGACGCGCTCCTACGCCCACGCAGTCCGCCAATGGCATGGTGATTCTCAACGATAACCTACTGACGCAGATGCGCGACGGTTGGGGGAATATCGGTTGGTTTCCGCAGACTGTGGCGCAGCTGAACAGCACCGCACCTCTCAAAGATGAAGACTTGGCTGATATCAAGTATGTCTTGGCCGCCTGGATCTCAGTACGGTATGGGGTTACGATCCCGCCGCCGACTAGTCCAGATGACGAATACTCGCTAGGCGGTATGGTGCGCAATGCGTTCCGTCGTCTGACGAAGCGCTACTTGAAATACACTGAATGCGATCTCGGCGAACTCTCACGACCACAAGGCGGCCCGTGGGGTGGACCGAACTGGCTGTGAAATAAATGGGCCAGGCGCAACAGACCTCCATTCCGCTACCGCTCGCTTCGTATCAGCTGGCCGACCTTCGCGCCGGCTCGAAGCGACTGATAGGCTGCTATCCGGAGCCGGCGCCGCAAACGCAGCCCGACGATACGAAGTCTCAACAACCAGCGTGTCTACGGCGATGGCCTGGTCTTTCGACATTCACTCCGGCCGGTCTCGTTAACCCCCTACGCGGGATGTGGGAGATGGCCGGCACAGTTTATGCTGTCGTCGGCTTCGATTTATTCACGGTAAGCAGCGCTGGCGCATTTACTATAGTGCCAGGTTCGAGCGGCGGAATCATCGGCACCGGATTTGTTCGTATGACGGACAATGGCGCGTGCCTAGTTATCTTGGTACCAGGAACTGACACCTGCTTCACCTATACGCCATTCTCCGGCGGTGGCGGAATGCAGCAGCTCGCCAGTACGTTCTTTCTTAACTTGGGTGGCGCGGTCGATTGCTGGTTCGTCGACGGATACATCGTATTCCTAGCGAACAATAATGGCGGTAATGGATCCGTCACATTTTTCAATGACGACGGCCGGCAGGTATCAGGCAACGCGCAGATCACGTTCACCACCGCCGCATCGTTCAATCGACAGTTTGGTACCGATCCATTTTATGGTATGTGCGTTGATCACCGCGAAGTGCTGATGTTCGGTTCGCGTTCGTCGGAAGGCTTCGTCAATACAGGCAATCCGACCGGAACACCGTTCAGCGCCGCGTCGGATACGTATATGCCATACGGGATTCACCCGCAGTGCCCGTTCAGTATCGCGCTACAAGACAACTCGGTGTTCTGGATCTGTAATGATTTGACTGTGCGTCGTCGCGAAGGGCAGACACCGACGCGCATTTCGACTGCCGGCGTCGAGGCAGTGCTCTCGAATGCGAACAAGTTGGGGTTACTTGCCGGCGCTTATGCGCTGTCATCTCCAGCCGGCTGCCCTACATGGAATGGACATCCGTTCTACATTCTGACGATTCCGCGCGCCGAGCGTACGCTAGTTTACGATTGCACGACGCAGCAATGGTTCGATCTGGTGTCGGTACTGAATGGACAGGAAGTACAGTACCGCGGCCTATCCTATTTGAACGCGTTCGGTAAACAATTGATCGGCGACTCAGAGAGCGGCACTATCGGATATTTGGACGACACCGTCCAGACAGAACTCGGAAACTCCAATGCGCCCGTAGTATGCGCTTTCACGACGCAGGCGATATATAACGGCAATAACCGTCAGATCGTACGTCGTGTTGAAGCGGTAGTAACTTCGGGAGATGGACCGACGCCAGGCGTTGCGCCACGCATTAGCTTGTTGCTGTCGGATAATTGGGGTGAGACGTTCGATGTGTCGGGCGACGATTCACAAACACTCGGCGTGCCAGGCGACACGTCGAACCGCGCGATCTGGTGGAACATCGGACAGTATTACAGCTTAGTTTGTCAGTTCCGTGTGACAGATGCATCGCCGACATTCACGGTCGATGTCACTGCCATGGTCGAGCCGTGTAAGTGGTAATCGCCCTTGCTTCAAAGCCTGGTATTACGGGCGCCAGCACACTTGCTATTCCGAAGACCTGGGATGCGGTGTGGTTCCGCAATTTCATCAGCAATCAGCTGAAAGGTGCGGACGTTCGTAATGCTGTTGGAACGAACGGCATCAAGATAACTGGAAACATCAGCAGCCCGTACGCCACGATCACGCTTGGCGCTGGTCCGATAGTTATTCCAGCTACTCCAGGCCAGGTGACGCTGACAGTGAACGGAGCGCCAGGGCAGAACGTGCTGGTGATAAATAGCAATAGCTCCGGCGGTCAATCAGTATCTGATGTACTGATAACTCGAAATGGCAGCACAGCTAATACATTAGCTGAAGGCCCGAATCTTCAGCTTTTAGATACGTCTGGCGCTGTGTTCAGTACCCTGCTACAAAATAGTGGAGGTCAGACTGAGCTGTGGCAATTTAACGGCTCGTGGATTCAGATCCTCAAAGTCTTGAGCACGCGCGGCGTCGTTATCAACGCTCCGGCCAGCGGTGTCGCGCTTACATCCGGCGCCGGGGCGGTAAACGGGACACAGTCGTATTTAGGATCCACTGTTACGATAAGCTTTGGATCGTTACTAGCTACTTCAACGGCAGAGATCTCTAGCCCTAACGCATTCAGTATTGGAACTAATGCGGCAACCGCGTTAACTTTATTTTCGAACGCTCTAGGTCGAATAGTAGTTGGATCCGCTGGAAATGTAACGGTTAATATTCCCGCCAGCGGAATAGCGTTTAATGTAAACGGTCTTGCAGGCGCGGTTGGCGCTCTTCAAATTTCTACAACCGATGCTACATTTTCAGCTACTGGTAGATCTTCTCTCTTACTGGCTAATTCAAGCACCACCGGACAGACTCCGTTAGATTTTTTTATTAATGGATCTCTGTCGGGCCGTATTCGAAACGACTTCGCTGGAAATATGAACTATGTGTCTACCGGAGGTATACACGTATTTTTCACGGGAGGAGATTCAGGAGTCGGCACCGCTAAGATGACTATCGCCAATAATGGCGGTATATTCATGGCCGGCGCTACAGGAAGTTCTCAGGGCGTAGGAACGATTAATGCTACCGGATTGTTCATCAATAGCATTGCCGTCCCATCCGTACAAAAATCCGTTAAGGCGGCGTTAACCGCACGCGCCAGCACTGTCACTCTAACGAATGATCCTGATCTGGCAATCGCAATTGCTGCAGCTGGGACTTACGAAGTCCAGATGGTGGTGTATGTCTACAACACTGGATCGGCAACCATCGGCGCTCAGCTCGGCGTCAATTACAGCGGAACGTTCACAGCTGCATCGAGCGTTGTATCATTCCTCGGCGGAGTTTCGCCGCTGGCCGGATCTGGCGGCATCACAGCTGCTGTGAATAGCGCGCTAGTGGCGGGCAATTGCGGTAGTGCTATCAATACTGGATCGGCGCTTCTCATTACTGGCGTGCTTACAGCCACCGGAGCGGGAACCGTCGCTCTTGCTTGGGCGCAGAATAGTTCTAACGCGACTGCAACGAATGTGGGCGCAGGCAGTTACATGATCGTAACGAAGATAGGGTGAGTAGTGTTCAACTTAAGAGGTGAGTTATGACGACTGGAGAAACGTTACAGGGCGAGGCATTGGCGAAGCATATTGCAGACGCGATCAAAGATCATCCGCACGCTGAAGTGCGAGTAAATCCGAATGTGCAAGCGGCAATACCTCCGCACATCGCAGGAAACCTGTTGGAGTTTTTGCGGCGTGTGAAGTCAGAAGGTATGGAGGCCATCGCATGGGTAGAGGCATACACCTACGTGCAGAAGCACATTCCGCAGCAACCAGGCGTACCGTTCGGCGGCTTGCCGGCTACGACTCCGCCGAAAGAGTGAGAATGAGATGTCTATGCTGAAATGGACAATGGAATCAGTGTGGGCCGCCATCGCTGTGGTAGTTACCACAGCGGGCGGCATATTCACGACCAGCTATCACTGGGGTACGGTCAACCAACAGATCATCGATCTTCAGAGTAAGGCCGCGCAAACGGAGTCTCACATCTCGAAGCACGACGATCAGTTGGATGCCATCAAGCAACAGAACGCAGCGATGCAGCAATCGTTGGGTGATATCAAAGACACCGTGCACGACATTCAGACTCAGGTGAGGAAGCCCCATGACAATCACGGATGACACGATTCTAGATCCATCGATTGATCGGCGCCTCGCGATTGATCTTGATGCCTCAGAGAGCGATAAATTAGTCGCGTATCTGGATACGAAAGGAAACTGGACTTGCGGCCGCGGACATCTGATGCCGCAAGCGGCGCCAGGTCGTTCATGGGAAGGGTTTACGATTGTGCAATCGACTAGTGATCGCTGGTTTTGCACCGATATCTTGAACGCGATCCGCCTCGCACAGAAGTGGGACGAGTTCGCCTCCTGTGATACAGATTGCCGCAAGAACGCACTCTACGAGATTGCATTCAACATGGGCGGTCGATGGGAGCAGTTCGGCCCTACGCGCGCCGCCGTCAAAGCACAAGAATGGCAGACGGTACATGATCACTTGCTCGCTAGTTTGTGGGCTCGGGAAGTGCAGCCGCATGGCTTCGATAAACCGGGCCGAGCCACACGGATCGCGAATTATTTTCTGACCGGGGAGTATCCATAATGGGCGGCCTCGATGCGATGGGGATCGGCTCAATTGCCGATCTTCTAAAGACAGGAATTGATAAAATTTGGCCGGACCCAGCGAAAGCCGCGGAGGCTAAGGTCGCTCTTCTACAAGCTGAACAGGCCGGCGCATTTAAAGAGCTGGATGCTGATCTGCAATTGAATATCGAGCAGATAAAAACAAACGCGGTCGAAGCAGCGTCGCCGTCGATATTCATCGCTGGTGCGCGTCCGTTCATCATGTGGGTGTGCGGTGTCGGCCTAGCGATGTCGTGTGTTGTTGGTCCGCTGTTCACTTGGGCATCCGCATTGCTAGGACATCCAACGCCGTTCCCGAAATTGGACGATCCTCTCTTGCAGTCGACGATGGCTGGCCTGCTTGGATTGGGTCATATTTCGCGAACAGTGGAAAAGATTAAGGGCGTAGTCGGACAGCACTAAGCCAATGGCCGCTAACCGCAACAATAACAATTTCGAACCCGGACAACGCGCGAGTAGTGGCAATCCGCAGTTTTGGGATCAGCAGTACGCGAGCGGAAACTTGCTGGCGGGCGATCAGAAGATGGCCGCCGACCTGGGGATACCTCTTAACAAGTTAGGTCCGCAGCAGATTTCGAACTACGTGCTAGAGGAAGCGGCGCGTGATAATAAGCTGCCGTGGTACGCGAAGTTAGTAGAGACAGTGGGCCTGGGCGCTGCTACCGCCGGTATCGGTAGCGCGGTAGGCGCGGCGGCCGGCGGCGGTTTCGCAGGCGGAGTAGCCGGCGGCGCGGCCGGTGGCGCGGCTGGATCCGCTCTCGGGTCTACCTTCAACGGTACGCCATTGACATTGAAGGGCGTCGGAACCGGCGCAGCGCTGGGCGCCGTGGGCGGCGCCATCAATAGCAGCGGTGCGCTTGGTAACGCGACTAATTCGTTGACGCAAGCCGGAATTAATCCGTCGTTGGCGAGCGGCTTAGTGAAAGGTGCTGTGGGTGCGGGAACCAGCGCGCTCGGTGCATCACTGTCTGGGGGAAATGTCGGGAACGCTGCATTGATAGGCGGCTCCGGCGGATTTCTGAGCGGCGCTATCGGCAACGCGACTGGTAGCAATACGCTGGGCAAAGTGGGGGCGGGATTGGGTGGAATTGCTCTCTCCCCGTTTCTAGGTTCGTCCTCCAGCGGTGGCGGCGGTACGACGGGATCGAATTATCTTGGCGCGGGCGCACTTGGCGCAGGCGCGTTGTTGAGTGGTGGACAGGGGAATATAGGCAACATGGCAGGCACAAGTACAGATTCAACTCTCGCCAGCACCATCACGGGCGCACTGCCTGGCGTGCTGCAGGGCGCGGCCGGCGTCTACGGATCGCAAAACGCCGCGGAGAAGATGACGCAGGCAGATCAGAATGCGATCAACACGCAACAGTCGACGCTAGGTAACATCAACAATATCTGGAATCCGCAGCGTACCTTAGGCCAAGGCGCCGACACCGCGCTCGGCCGTACGTTAGGCACTAACGGACAGCCGGCAGATTATTCTGGCTTTTTGAATATGCCTGGTTATCAGTTCGCTGTACAGCAAGGGACACAAGCGATCCAGCGTCAGGCCGCAGCGCTCGGTAACGCGTACACGCCGAACACAGCATCGGCTGTTGGTCAATACGTGACTGGTACCGCGATGCAGGATTACAATACGTACGTCAATCAATTGATGGGCGCCGCGGGCCTAGGTAGCACAGCGAACGCGGGCGTCGCGACTCCGACCTATCAGACTGGAGCGAACATCAGCCAGCTGCAACAGAATCAGGGTTACGCGCAAGCGTCGGGCGTTACGGGCGGTGCGAATGCGGTAGGCGGACTCTTTGGACCGAGTGGCGCCGGCAGTAGTTTGATCGGCGCCGCTGGGCGTTATCTATTCGGCGGCAACAACGGTGGCGTAGGCGGAAATAACGGCGTCAATCGGGGCGGTGGCGGGGGCGGCGGCGGTGGCGGGGGTG